TACACAGGAATTTTAAAATTCTGCTTCATCATCATCTTCCTTCTCCGCTACTTCCAAGCGATCTGTTTTTCTGTTGTATGTCAGGTAACCACCTATACCAGTTTCACCCGTAAAGCGGTTCTTTAAGACACGCACCCGAGTTGTGTTTCTCAGCTCTTCATTAGATTCCTGTTGGTTTCTCTCTAAGCCAAGGACAATATCGGATAACTGTGAAATTGCGTGTGAACCTCTAAGCTGAGCCAGTGAGGTAATACCACCTTCTTCATGTGACTTCTGAGAATTGTCAGGTCTTCTCAAGTGTGATATGACAATCATTCCTACACCAGTCTCTTCTACAATGCTTCTCATCTGAGTCATGAGGTAGTCAATCAGCTTCCGCTCATTGTCTCCTTCAAGACCAGAGATAGCAATAGACACATGGTCAAGTACGATGAAGTCACACTCCTCAGAAATAGCTAAATATCTAATTTTGTTTAGTAAATTGTCACCTTCAAGACTACCAAAGTGATTGTAGAGTACGTAGTTTCCTGTCCCCAGTGTCTCATCAAATGCCTTACGATACTCTTCTTCACTTATGGCGTGTCTTGATAAGTGCAATCGAACTCCTGTGTGTATAGACATAAGCCCTACAGAAGTACGTTTTACATTTTCTTCAAGCATCATGCATCCTACTTTGAGGTTTTTCTTAACGCCCAAGTCATACATGATTTGTCTTACAAACGTTGTCTTGCCTACCCCTGTACCTGCTGTGACAACAACGAGTTCCCCCTTGCGGAGACCCTTTGTCATGTCGTTCAGCGGAATATCCCAAGGGTATGTATAGCTCATTTCGTTGTCTTCGCTGTCTACCATCTCCCAGAGGTCAGCTCCATTTACAATACCGTCTGGCTTGTATGCCTTAGCGTTCCAAATAGCATTGATAACGGACTGCCCCTTACTGGCAAGTAGACACTCGTTAGGGTCTTTCAGAGGTAAATTAGCCACCTTCAGGCCCTTCAGAAGCCCAGCGCAATCTTTAACAGCTTTTCTCCCAGCTTCGTCCATGTCAAACATCAAGATGACCTCATCAAACTGTGAGAGCCATTCCATATTGTGTGTCAGGACTCTCTTTGCTGAAGCCACCCCACATGGGATAGACACAACTGGATATTTATTGTTCTGTAATTGTGATACCGTGAGACAATCAATCTCACCCTCTGTAATAACTAGTTTACCTCTGCTCTCAAAAAGCTCTTGACCAAAGAAACGCTTAGATATTTTACCTAACGTTTCAAATGTTTTGTCTTGATACCTAACTTTCTGGCCTATCAGCTCCCCAGCATCGTCAAAGTAACATGCGACTTGTACTGGTTTCCCATTGTGATACCCTGTATAATAGTGGTATTTTTCGCACGTAGTAGACATGATTCCACGACGCTTTAGGGGGGTGATAGACAAAGAGGTAAGAGGAATCAAGTTTGTTGTATGTGAACCCTGTGCTACAGCTCCTCTAACGGTTTGACAAGAAAAACAATAGGTATGACCATCGCTATATTCTGTCAAAGCATCAGAAGAACCACAGTCAGGGCAAGGGAGGTGTGTTTTAATCGGTTCGCTGTAATTCATCTTTGAACTCTTCCTCTACTATGTCTGCATAGTCCTCATGGAGCATATTCACTAAATCAGACAACCGCTTTTTCTGTAAGTTCGACAGTGTGTCTTTAGATTCAGCGTCCACGAGGATATAAACCCCACAAGCACTATAAGGAAGTTCGCTACCCCCGACTGCTTCAAAGGGCCGCATGAGATCGAGTTCACCATTTTTGAGAACTACAGCGTGAAACGGTAGCGAGAACGCTCCTTTTCTTCGTGCTTCCTTCAACAGTTCGGAGACAGTTTTTCCTTCTAGGTCTTTATAGACAAAGGAGTAGAAGAGTGTTTCTTCTCTGTCTCTGAATTTAAACATGTCACTTTCCTTTCTTTTTTAGTTTGGTACTGATTTGTCCTTCTTCTTTAAACCAAGACTCAGGGATTGTGTTTCCGATGTGATACTTAAAGCCGTTCTTCTCACACCACTTACTCGCCGTTGTCTTCAAACTTTGAAATTTAAAGTCTTTAGGAAAGACAAAGCGTATATCAAGTTCGGGATACTGTCGTTTTACCTTCAGCATCTTCCCTCGTGCTTCACTATCCAATGAGCCTCTGTAGAATCCTCCTCGTTTTCCTACACGGACAAAGCCACCTTCCCCGTTCTTTGCTTCAACAATAATGCCGTTTGGCAAGACAAAATCAGGAGTGTACTTGTGTTTTACCGTGTACTCTAGGGAGAACTCTTCGTAATGATATTCTTTCTTCTTCTTGTCAAGGTTAGAAGTAAGTGTGTCTTCATACTTACTTCGTTTTGTCTTAGCAGGTGTATGGAAACCGCCTGTGAACAACTTAGAAGTCTACCTCGTCGTCCAGAGTGGTTTCTGTATCATCCTCTGTATCTCGTTTCTTAAATGTCAGTTCATCGGAACCGTCTTTAGAATACTTAACGAGATTAGTTACCATCAAGCACTGAAGGTACAGGCGAACGCCCCACTTCTTTGTGCTGTCATAGAACAGTTTGGGATTGACGACAACTTCTACGTCCGAACCATTACCAATAAGAACGTCTTCAGGAATCAGCTCGCCGTATTCGTTGTATACAGGGATAACCTTCGGTTTTTCTGCGCCTGTCGCCTTGTCTTTATACACATGCTTAGTTTTAACCTTGACCATTTCCAGACCTGCATCTGTGGTTTTAATCGGCATCGTGATGTCACCTAACATCTTCTTGCCTGCAAATTCTTCTTGACATTTAGCTTCAAAGTAGGCTTTCATTTTTGCTAAGTTTTCGTCAGGCATCAAGACCTGCATCGAGAAGCCTACAGGCTGGCCGTTGTATGTTTCAGGTGTTCTAATCTTTGCCCAATATGCTTTACCTTTAATTTTCATTTGCTTTTGTCTCCTTTGTTTCTGTGGTAGACCCAAATCCACCACTGCGCTTTTTATTTTGGATAGGGTTAATGTGTTTTCTTTCCTCTGTATGTGTGACAATTAATTCAAATCCCCACTTCAGGGTAGAAAAAGGCACTAATTGTGCTATCCGAGTACCACTTTTGATATGAATTGAATTTTTAGACAAATTGTCAAGTAGTAAGCAGATTTCTCCTTTGTAGTCCGAGTCAATCAGACCGACGCCATTAGACAAGCGGAGAGGAGTCTTCAAACCAACACTTGACCGTAACATGATATGTACTTGCATCCCCTCAGGAATATCTAAAGAGAATCCCAAGGGAACTAGTGTCCCTTTACCAAGAATACTGAACGGCTCAATAACTACATCATCAGGGACAACAAGATCTGCTCCTGCTGAACCCTGTGTCTTGATTTGAGGTACTTCAATGTCATCCCGTAAGGGCTTGAATACGATAGACAAAGGTTTTTTAGTCCGCATCTGTCAGTGCTTCACCTCTTTCAAGTTTTGCTAACCACTGCTCATAGACACGAATCTTGTCCATTTCTTTCTGAATGTCGTCCTTATGGCCCATGCGTAAACGGTACTTCAAAATGTTACCTTTGATGAAGCCTTTGAGTTCTTCTTTCGTGAACAGCTTTTCCATCACCTTAATAGGTTCGACAACTGATTCTAAGTAGTGCTTGTCGTGCTTACCAACTTCCTGCACTCTGTCTTCATTGACAACAATATACGTGTCTGTACCGCGCAAGCGCACTTCATAGCACAAGACATCTGCTAGCTCCATACTTCTCTGGATTTCTCCGTACACATAGTCACCGTCAATAGCGTCAAAATTACGCACATCGACACGGACTGTTTCAAAATCACGTAGGACTTTCTTCATCTCGTTACCTCCTTGAAATTTGTGTTCTTTCCTCTGTATGTGTGACAATTAACCAAACAAGTGTTTGGTGGTAGACACAGAGGTAGAGGATAGTGCTTTCTTTCCTCTGTATGTGTGACAATTAATTTTACCCTAGTAATACTTAGGAATACCTAACTATACTTACTCTTACTTACTCCTAAATAATCTTCCTTTAGTTACTTAGGAATACTTAGGGGTTCCTCTGTATGTGTGACAATAAACCAAACAAGTGTTCTTTATAGTAGACAAAAGAAGAAGGAAGTAAGAAAGACCTTTGTCTATACTTACTTCCTTCTCTAGGTGCACTAATGAAAAACAAACTTGCTATCTAAGATACAGTTGATGTCTAATGAACCCTTTTCAGGCAGTTCAATGTCTAAAGGTTCCCCTAACAGCTCTTCAGCATGTCTCAAGAACTCAGCTAAGGGATCATGCTCAGTGTACAGCTTGACTAACTCTTGTCTAATAATACGACGCAATCGAGCCGCTTCACCGAGGGAAGTTCCAAACGAGTCGTGTACAGTACTGAAGTTCACACACCCTTGTCTACTTGCTTCATTAATGCTCATCATGAGATGTGTAGCGTCGAGGGAGTGGATGAAGTTAGGAGCGACACCTGTAGCTTGCTTGTGCCTGTCCACGTCTTCGTTCTCACTTACTGTTGTTACATAGATACGATAGCGTGTGGAGGAGTTACCAAGGCGTAATTGAAACGCCTCCGTTTTCCGTGCTAGGTACATCTGCTGAATTGGCAGGCCCATTGGCGTTACCCATTCGACAGGCATATCCGCTTTTGCAAGGGCTGTGGCAATCTTCTTTAAACATTCCATACCTTCAATAGCGGCAACGACTGTCGTCTGTACTGCTTTCCAAATGAGCTTTGCGAGGTACTGAGCCGCTTGTCTTTCACCGACACCAGCAAAGCAAGGATTGTCCGCTACAGTGTCTTCATAAATCTGGTCAGCAAACCCATACTGTCCACTTCCATAAGCTAGGGTCATGACAGGACGCTTGCATACTTTGCGATTGATACCATGAGCGAGCCACGCTTCCGCCAACTGCTTCGTTCCTGGCCCGAAAGTACCATTTTTACGCTGTTTGCCTTTTAAGGTTCCTTCCATAACATCTTTCTTAACCATTGTCAAGACCTTATCGGAAACTTCTCTATAAATATCTGCTGGTTTGTCATGGTCAATCAAGTTGACAGAAGAGCCGCCAACAGGGTCACGAAGCAGACAACTGTAGTGCTGGAGTCCTGAGCAAGTACCGTCGTAAGCGATTGTACAACGGCAGTCAAAACCTGCTAGGGTTCCATGGCTGTCAAGGTATTCTAAGGCCCGTTTGTACTCCATGGCCCACGCTAAAAACTGCCATGGCTTGTCCTGCTCCTGCCACCATGGGAAGTCCAATGGCTTTTCAGCACTAGACAAAATGTTCTGCTTGTTTTCCTCTACCCATGTCACACGGTCTTCCAGAGGAATCTTGTCATGACCTGCTAGTCCTGCACCATGGATTGACAGCCACTTGAGGGCATCGGGAGCATCTTCAGCAGACACTGGTACAGGTTTAGCATACTGCAAGAGAGCTTTTGTCATGTCGTCACCTTGTGGATTCAGACCCGTAGGAATTGGATAGACACGGCCACGAAAGTCTATGTTCATAGGGAACCATATTTCGTCATACTTTGCAAAGTCCTCAGCTACCTTGAGGATCATTACAGCTCTCAGTGCCTTTCCTTTGCGCTGGTTTTCCTTGTGGATGATTTCTACCATCTTCTTTTTGTGTTCCTTGAACTGCTTGAGTAGCTCTTCGTTTTCCTTGATTTCATCATAAGCATGAGGGAAGCGCGGGAGCTGTTCGAGAGGCTTTGTCTCTGCCAATCCTGCTACGCCACCACCCACATTTAAATAGTGCTTGATGACTTCTAAGATAGGCTTGTTAATTCTATAGGCCGTTGCTTGAATCGCATTGACAGCTGAGTATAAACTAGACAGATCAAGTTCATTGAGTCTACTAGTGTATAATTTGCGTGTCTGTGAAGACCTTGCATATGGGATGTAACGCATTAAGGTTTTATTCTGAGACAAATCCCCATAGTAACCTCCGTCCCACATGCTAGTCCATGGTTTCGGAGGAATAATAGTCGGAACATACGTAATGGCTTGCCCCACACTCTTGTCCTCTGCCTTAGCTATCGCCTGCAAAAAGATGTCCGTAGGAAGAATTTGTAAAGGCTGTGTCTTGCCTTCCTCAGATACTTCTTGAAAGACAAAGAAGTCCGTTGTTTCCACGAGTACCGCAAGTAATTGCATACCTAGTGTGGTTCTTTCTTTTGCGGTGTGTTTGACAAACGTAAAGCCCACGCCCTTATAGACATGCTCCATGAAATTACGACGGTACGAGAAATTGACACGCTCTTTGAGGCTCCTGTCAAAACGCTTGTTTTCTTTGTCTTCGAAAAATGCCACTGCTTCTACTTCTGGCTCTAATTCAAGGCCGATTGCGCCACCTATGTTATTGGCAGTGAGAGAACGCCGCATCATAGCACTAAGAGTAATTTTCAAAGACAACGTAGCACAGAGCCTAGCCAATTTTTTAGTGTCGCCTTGTAATGCCAGCACATAGTCTTTAACGATTTTGGCATAGGCAGGCTGTACCCCACGTTTAGGTTTCATGCAATCTTCTACGAATGCTTGCACATTTGCGGAGTACGTTTCTGCTAGGTGGTTCATAATGCCTTGTCCTACACGAGTACGTTCATAGGCTCCGTCAGCTTTTGCCTTATTCAATACTTGCAAAGCACGGTTTTCTGCTAAACCTTTGTACATCTTTTCAAGTTCTAACTGTTGTTCTAATGTCATCATTTTAATTACCTCCTCTAGCATGTGTGACAATTAACAGAACATCTGTTTGGGATAAAGTAGCAGGCAACACTTTTCCCTATTCAGTTACCTGCTACTACCTTCTACTTGAACAGCAAGGCTTGTTTATATGTATTCTTATGGGTCTTTCCTCCCTTGATGATGACATAGTGCCTGTTGGGGAATGCCTGCTGTACCTTAGCTAGTTCAGCCTTCACTTTTCGGCCACCTTCTGAGCCTGTGAAGCGGCTGAACAAACAATATCCTTGTGTCTGAAGGTTTTCTATTTCCTGCTCCAGCTGGCAGGGCCTTCCTACGTATGCGTAGCGATTCATTACGACACCTCCTAGTCCCTTACAATCAACTTTGCTCTCATGGTTTCCCCTGTTGTGAGCTTGTAGACACGAGAACCACCATGTGCTAACAAGTCCTTGACTACCCATGCCCTCTTTGTCTTATAGCATGTAGTAGCACCATCTTCCCACACGACCTCATACTTGCCCTTAGGCTGATTGGCGATAAAGGTCTTAGCGACACTAGGTGACGCCAGTCGAGACAAAGTAAGGCCGAAGTGTTCACCACACACGACACAAGCCTGTTTGAACTTACTCCCATGATGTTCATACATAGGCAGGCAGGCGTGAATGCATTCGTGTACTAATGTTTCCATAAAAGGCAGACCATTGTCATCTAAGGCGTATTCGCTAATTTCGATGCGGGCCGTCCACGAATCATACAAGTAACACCGCCCCAGGCTTCTCGTCCGCTGATTTAGCTTGAAAATAACTTCCCTGTCTTCAGCGAATGGGGTACGCAAGAACAACACTTCCTGTACTTGTGAATAGACATCGAGACAAAAATCTAATTGCATTTCCGACATTGTTTTTCTCATGGTAATTCCTCCCTTTTACAGTTAAAAGTCACTAGTGGACTTAATCGAATACCCCAGAGAGACCCTAGGGTACTCTGTTAAATCCGCTATTCTTCTTCCTCTTCTTCGACTTCAGCGTTCGGGCATACGTCGAGTGAAAATATGATGTCTAGGGTATCGTCTGTGCATTCAGCGTCTAAGATGTATTCTTGATAGCCCTGAGCATACAGGATATACAATGCCTGTGCAGGTGTACGACCGTCGAGTTCTTCTAGTGTGAAAATCCAGTTACCCGTAGTAGTTTCCGTCGTGCCTACCTCGAACAGATGACCAGCTAATTCTTTATCTGTTAGTACCCATGTAAAGTCATCATCCCATAACTGAGATTCTATATATGCCGTGCTTGTGTACAGCTCGTAGTAGTCAGACACAATGTCAAGGATAAGCTCTTTGACTTCTGCTAACAGCTCCGTGCAAGCTTCTTCAAACTCTCTCCAACTTGAGTCCGCTTGATAGTCACCGAAGTACAGCCATACCCGACCGTTTGGAGACACTTCTAACCTCGCATCGTAGCTAGGAACAAAAACCCCCAAGGCTTCCTCAAAAACTGCTAGGTCTAATTCAGTGTACGTAGTAGACCAGACGAGGTTATGCGGCCATTCTAATTCTTGAACACACATTAATGTGTCAAACGGTTCTGAGAAAAGGCGACCGTATTCCTCGTTTACCTTGTCGTTAATCAAGGGGAACAGGTCTTCTAACCAGTCCATGCACGTAGTGATATAATCGCGCTGGCGTTCTACCAGCATGTCTTGCATTCTCTGTGATAATTCATAAAATTTCATAGTAACCTACCTCCATTTTTAACTAGGCTTGTCTCATAAGTCACTAGTGGACTTAATCGAATACCCTAGAGAGTAACTAGGGTACTCTGTTAAAGCCACTATTCTTCTTCTTCTTCGACTACTTCTTCATAGTCTTCATTGAAGATGGCATCATCTTCGGCGTAGACAAGGTCATCTAAGTCGGGCCATGGCGTGTCACCGCTATAAGAGTTGATGAGGTGGTCGATAATGTCGACTACTAAATCCTCTGCCACATTAACTACATCTCTCCAATCCGCAGATTCTAGGTTGCCATAGGCATTGAACCTGAAGTAGTCGTCGTTAGGATTAAAGTCATCTCCGAAGTAAATCATTTGAGCAATTTCCGTAGGCGTGTGACCGTACATAAACTCATCAAACTCGTCCATGTCGTAATAGACGCAATCCTCAAAGTTTCCGTCGTATGCATTAATGTGCTGGAGCAGGTAAGCGAGGTCATCCCCTATAAGGTTTTCAACATAAGTAGTGATTGCTTCTTCTCTTGTCATAGTAAAACTTCCCTTCTTTAACTAGGTGGCTTGTCTCATCAGTAGGCAGGTAGCCAGCCTTACCTAGACAAAGGGAGCTAGTCCCCTTGTTTCGACACTCAACGCATTTTTACATATTTTGCAATGATTATTTCATGGATGTTACCCCATACTAAACGATATTCATCCTCGTTTTCGTCCTCGTCGATACCTTGCATCCAGAGCAATGTTGTTAATTCATGTTTGCTAAAGAAATATATATCGTTCCATCTGTCGGACAGTTTTTGTTCTCCTCGTTCCACAAAAAACTCGCGTGTTAGAAGAGCATGGGCGCACAAATCAATGGTAGATATTATTTTTTCTTGCAGTTTTTCACCTTTTATTATGTAATTATTTGCCCTTGTTAACATGTTGGTTTCCTCCCTTTCGCTAGATGGCTTGTCTCATCAGTAGGCAGGTAGCCAGCCTTACCTAGACAAAGGGAGCTAGTCCCCTTGTTTCGACACTAGTGGAAGATACGAATGTATCTGTCACCATCCCCACGGATGAGGATATATTCCCCTTTATCCTCGATAACATCACCTTTGTGGAGATAGTAAGTTGATGCTGAATATTCCATCCGTTCTAATGGTTCAAAGTGAATTACCGTAAAGCACATTCGTCCACTCTTGAAAATCCCCACTTCTTTAAACAGTTGAGTTTTAGACATACAGGCAACTCTCTTACCATTTAAAGCCTTATACAGTTCTGTTCTTTTCATGTTGTTTTCCTCCCTTTCGTTGACTACATCTTACCATGTGTTGGTAAGTTTGTCAAGTACCTTTTTGAATTTTCTTTAAGGTACTTCCCTTTCGTTGATTATATGATACCCTATGGCACTCCATTTGTCAATAGGTATTTTCAAACTTTTTTCAAGTGTTCCCCTATAATAGTATATATATATAGTAAACTGTAGTTATGCATTGGAGTAATGAATGGTATTCCCATAGGTTATTATGCATTGGAGTTATGAATGGTATTCCATGGTGTAACATACAGATATATAATTCAGTGCATTATGCACTTTACGAATACTCAATATACCAAAAAGTTACCAATAAGAACACTACGTATACCAAACAGTATCTTATACGAATAAAAAAGCACAGATGTTCTATAAGTAGGGAATACCAATAGTACATCTGAGGAATATTATTGAATACAAACAGTTCGTATTGAAAACAAAGGTAGATCTAATACCGAACGAATGTTCTAAAAAATATATGGAATACAAACAGTTAGGAATACAAACTGTACAAATAAGGTCAACTTTGAAAAAATATAGGTAAGACAAATAGTTCACAGTAGGAATACTTAGGAATACAAACAGTTAGTAGTTAAAGAAGTTAGTAGTAGGAAGCCTTAGCATACCGAACAGTTCGCAGTGGAAATATTGAGTAATGTGAATAATTCGGGATACGAAAGAATACAGGGGTATACGGGGGAACTGCTGTGTGCTGTCCATTAATGTATGTCCTCAGAAATTTTTTAGGGTTTTCCTTTAAGGGTTTCCTTAGGGCTATCCACGAAGAATAACCCTAAGAACCACATGGGAAAAGATAAGTATAAAAGGAGGATGAGACAAAAGTAGAAAAGGAAGTGTTTTTACTTTGTAACACTAAAGGACTCCTAACTGTAATACTGAAGAATTCCTTCAGAACACTAAAGGACTCCTAACTGTAATACTGAAGGATTCCTTACTGTTTTATATAAGGAGTAGTTGTTAGAGTTTTTCCTTAGTTAGTTCCCTTAGGGTTCCAGTTGTGTCCCCTTTGAGTTCCTAAGGTTCGGTGTTCTTTAGGATACTAAAGGACTCCCAACTGTAATACTAAGGAATACTAAGGAATACTAGAGGAACAGAGGAAATACTTAGATATACTTTAGTTTTCCTCTGCCTTCCTTCTGTATGTGTGACAATTAAAGACTTTGTATATATGTGTGACAATTACCATTTCTTCTTCATGATGTTCCTATTACTACTATCTTCTACATCACCATACATCATAGAAAATAGTCCCCGATCATCATCCAGAGCTGTCTCCAGAAACTCTTCTAACTGCTCATCCAGTCCAGTCTGACAATCTCTATCCATAACATCTAACCAGTAAGACACAGCCATAGTCAGGGCATCTAAACGGTCATCGTGTGCCAAGGAACCCCTATCTCTACTCAGACGGGTCATCTGGTAAATCAGCGAATATTTCTGACCTTTCTCCTCATACACGCTGTAGTCATCTCGAATCACTGTCTCAGCCATGATAATCTTGTGTCTCATCATAACAGGTTCTAAGGTGTCTATAATACGGGCTTCCTTCTGCACTGTGTTCTTCACTTCCTGAATAGCACAGGGATAAATACTCGTTAGGATAGGCTTGAACAGCTGGGTGAACATACCGTCCCCAAAGTTTGCTTCTACGACAATCTCATTAACTCCATGGATTTTAGCCTTGTTAGCCAGCTGTGTCAACACGGAATCTGAGTAACCGTCCTGAAAACCACCCACTTCTACTACAAAAAGATACCCATTCAGGTACTTCACTATAGCGTAGGCCGTCTCGTCAGTACCTCTACCAGAAGGGTCAACAGCCATAACACACCCTGTATACTTAGCTGTCTCTTTACTTCTACTATGCTCACGGTAGAAAAAGTCACCCTTAATGGCGACACAGGGAAGGTCGTTCAGGCGATACTCATAACCACTTGACCAAGACCACTTCAAAGACGTTTCATCCATATCCACATTAGACACAATCAAGTCCTGTGTCTTCAGAGGGTATTTTTCGTAGTCAGACAAGTTAGTATTTAGTTTGAACTGTAAGGAAAACCCAGCCTTACCGTAGGACAGCCTACGTTCCTCAATTTCCTCTTCAGGGAATCTTCTAGGGTCTGTAGGTTTACCTGCGTACAGCGTGGGATTTTTGTCATAGGGGTTAGCAATAAAGGGAGCTAATTTGTCTCCGTAATACTCACGTTCTTCAGGTGTCTCAGGGTATACTAATGGAAAAATATAGCAGGAATACCCACGGTTCTGAAGCTCATTATACAGCGACATTTCGTTCTGTGGAGTACCGAGGTATATAACCTTGCTTCTATCCCCTGGTTTGATAATAGCGTCAAATTCCTTTACATCCTCAAACAGCTTGTCTCTTCGTGTCTGTGTACTAGAATTGTTAGGAATCTCGACGTCATCGGCGATCAATATGTCTGCACGGCTCCCTGTTATCTGACCAGTGATACCTACAGACTTTACGGACGGGGAAATATCCGCTACGGCTTCCCCAACATCAAAAAGGTTCTGTGTGTTACGCTGTCCGTCACGAGGTTTTAGGTGAGACAAAAAGTCTAGTAAGTAGATTATCTTTCGGATAAACACGGCGTTTGCATCTGCTCTATCTTTACTTGCAGATATGATTAGACATTTCAGTTGAGGGTCATTCCAAAGTGACCACACAACATAAGCACAAGTGATGAAGGACTTTGCAACACCACGGAACCCTTCAATGATATATCGTTTCTCATGGCATTTCATGAGGAGTGTCGCAATAGCATACTGTATGTCTGTCGGTTCAGGAAGGGCTATCTCATGCCAGAGGATAAATAAGAACTTCCTGAAGTCTTTCTTAGCCGCTTCAATTTGCTCTGGAGTCCACTGAACCTGCACCCTTCACAGCACCTCCTTCATCTTCATCATCATCCAAGAAGTCAGGAAGTTCTTTCGTAACCATGGACACCAAAGGCGTCGTCGTTTCAGGTGTTGTCTTTAACTCATTGTCTTTCAAGAACTGTCTGACTTTTGCCAAGAACTGAGGGCTGTGTCTCAAGTCTTCATCCTGAATACCCTCAATCAAGGCGTTTACCTCTTCTTCTGCCAGAATATCCAGCAGTTTCGGATTGATTTTACTCATACTACCATCATCCTTTCTCGAAGCTAGTTACCTTTATATTTTCATTATTTTTCCCTCTGAATACGATTATAGCACTGGGGAAAGGCGCACTATTCTTACTGTCACCAAACTTTAATCTGCCTTTTACAAAGCGAATCTCAGAGGCTTTCATTGCGTAATCATGCCACCACTTTGTGTCTGTTCTAGCAGGTACGAGACACACTACTGTTGTCTTTGATTCAAAGGCTTTACGCATCCACGCACCAATCTTTCTACCATAGGGAGGATTCATCCAACAGACACCTTCCCACTTCTGCTTCAAGCCATCCTGTTCTGGAGTAAAGAAAGTAATACATTTAGCATTGGAAGGTAAGGCACACACATCTATGTCAAAATTAAACTCAGCATCCAGCTTATCAAACAGATCTTTCGGTGTTTCCCACACTTCACTTTCACTACTATATAAAACACTATTAATAGCCATTATGAGCCTCCTTATGAAAAATAAAAACTCCCCATAGGTAAATACACCTACAGGGAGTTACAAATCAATAAAACGCATCCCAATCGGTCTAGGGAATAATTTTAACGTTATCCTTGTTCCTACTAATGTATGACTTAGGATTGCACCCAAAGCGATAAGGGAACAGAGGGCAATCAACAATAGCACATTTACGCACTTCTGCTTCCTGTTCTCCTGCACAATCCATACACTTCGCGCGAATTGCTTTTGCCATCGAGGGCTTATCAGGATTCTTAATCCGCACCTTCATTATCGTGTACACCCCCAAATCAGCAAGCTACCTGCGACAACCCAAGCTAAATCACGTTGTCTTTCCATTCGCTTCGTCGTCTTATTCAGTGAGTCCGTTTGCTTCTGCAATTCTGTCAAGTTCTGCTTGTAATCTGTCAAGTACACTTGCGCTTTCGTCAGCTCTTTCTGAGATTCTGTTAGCTGTGTCTTGAGCTTCTGTGAGTCCTGTTTCTGCGCTGTTGACTGCGTCTGTAGCTCTGTCACCATCTGTCGTAAGCTGTTGAATTGTTCGATTGACATTTCGACTTTCTGTGCGTGAGCTGTAGAAGTAGACACCGAGGGAAAGACACAAAAGCACACCAATAACGAAAGACACAAGAACCACTTTTGCAGGATATTTTTTGTCTTCATTCATTTACAACTCCTCATACCATTCGTTCATATCCACATTTGTGTCACCGATATACTTACTATCACTCCACTGCCATCCTGCTACACGTTTATC